CAAGAAAGTCAAAATCCTCAAGAACGTCTTATGGCTGAAACCCGTGGTTTGGTAACAAAATGGGAAAAGACAGGACTTCTCGAAGGAATTTCGACTGACACAGAAAAGAGTGGTATGTCCATTCTTTTAGAAAATCAAGCAAAGCAGTTGATCGACGAAGCATCACGCACCGGTACAGGTGGAGGTAACGAAGAATGGAGTGGAGTAGCACTTCCTTTGGTACGTCGTGTGTTCGCAGAAATCGCATCAAAGGAATTCGTTTCCGTGCAACCAATGAATCTTCCATCCGGATTGATCTTTTACTTAGACTTTAAGTATGGAACAAATCAATCACGTCAAGGATCAGGAAGTCTTTTCGGTGGATCATCAGACGCAAAACTCGGTTCAACCGACAAAGCAGAAGGTGGTCTTTACGGAGCAGGACGTCATGGTTACTCAATCAATGACAAGAAAGTTACCGTTGCAGTTGGAGACGCAATTCCATCTGACGCAGACTTAGAAGGCATCCGTGCATTCCAAGTTGACGGTGCACAACTTGTTCTTGATGCAGACAACAAGATGACTCAAGCAGGTGAACTTCAGTATCACGCACAACCAACTGCGGGAGCACGTGGTGACTTTGAAGACAATCTTGGTGACTCTGCTGATGCAGCTGACACAGGAATTCAAAAGGACATCGGTATTCCAGAAGTTAACTTGGAACTCAAAAGTGAACCAATCGTTGCGAAGACACGTAAGTTGAAAGCAGTTTGGACACCAGAGTTGGCACAAGACCTCAACGCATATCATAGTATTGATGCAGAAGCAGAATTGACTTCTCTTCTTTCTGAGTACGTTTCAATGGAAATTGATTTGGAAATTCTCGATATGCTTATCGTTAACGCACATACAGACGGAGGTGACTTCGACGCAACACCAGCAGGTGGTTTTGGTGGAGACGGAGACACACAAGGAACATATTTCCAACGTCTCGGTACAAAGATTCAAAAGGTGAGTAACACAATTCACCAATTGACTCTTCGTGGTGGTGCAAACTTCTTGGTTTGTTCTCCACAAGTAGCAACCGTTCTTGAAAGTATTCCAGGATACGCAGCTGACACAGACGGAAATCAGTCTCAGTTCGCAATGGGTGTTACCAAGGTTGGTGCATTAAACAACCGTTTCCAAGTCTACAAGAACCCATACATGACAAGTGGTGACGTTCTTATCGGATTCCGTGGAACAAACTTCCTCGAAACAGGTGCAGTTTATGCTCCGTACATTCCGTTGATCCAAACTCCATTGGTATACGATCCGGTCAACTTTACTCCACGTCGTGGTGTTATGACCCGTTATGCCAAGAAGATGGTTCGTCCAGAATTCTACGGAAAAATCTCTGTTTCCGGTACAGACGATTTATAATTCTGTTAGGGATAACACAAAATTTAAGAGGGGTTCTTTCGAACCCCTCTTTTATTTTATAACGATTACTATAAGTGATGTATATTTATAGACATGGATGAAACAGAGAATACTGAATTAGAGAGAATACGATGGGACGGAGTAGCAACATCGCCGGTCGGAAAAACACCATTTGGTTTTTTTGACACGGATGCTGAGTTTGTTTCATTTGCACCAAGAGCAGCCGACTGGGCAGCTAAAAGACTCGGTTATCCAATTGTTGATGTTGAAATGATTGATTTACAATTTTATACCTGTTTTGAAGAAGCAGTAACTGAATATAGTGCTCAAATAAATCAATTCTCGATTAAACAAAATTTATATAGTTTAAAAGGAACATCAACGAGTGTTAATTTAACTACTTCTGTTTTACAAACACAACCTTTGCCATTTTATTTAAAACTTTCAGAGGCATACGGAGCAGAAGTTGGTGTTGGTGGAAATGTGGATTGGAGAAAACAAAGTTTAGATGTTAAAAAAGGAGTGCAAACATATGACTTGCAGGGTTTGTTTGATCAATATTACACTTGCCCTAAAACCGGTGAAAAGAAAGTTGAGCAAATTGAAGTAAAACGGGTATTTCATTTTCCACCACCCGCACTCAACAAAATATATGATCCTATGTCCAACTCAGGTATGAGTCATTCTAATTTATTAGGTGAATTTAATTGGGCAGGTATGTCACCTGTCGGTACACAATTTTTATTAAGACCTGTAAATGAAGACTTAATGCGGTTGCAGGCAATAGAATTCAATGAGCAAATAAGAAGAAGTGCATATGGATTTGAATTGGTAAACAACAAACTAACTATATTTCCAGTTCCTGAGAAAGATTTTACTCTTTGGTTTGATTACATATACAAACGTGAAAGAGATATAGCAGCCGTACAAGGTTATGTAGATGCAGATGATTTTAACACAATTCCAAAAACACAAACACAAGTGACCGAAGAAACAACACAACAGGTAGTTTCGGATCAAGTGCAAACAGGAATACCGTCTGACCAAAATGAACATTGCGATACACGCAATATAGCATCATCACCAGATTCAGTAACAGATTTTAGTAACGTTCCTTATCAATTTCATAGTTTTTCTACAATTAACGATGTAGGTAAACGATGGATTATGAAATACTATTTATCAACTTGTAAAGAATTGTTAGGTTCAATTCGTGCAAAATATCAAAGTATACCAATACCAGGTGGAGAAACTTCGTTGGATGGTGATGCTTTAAGAGCAGAAGCACAAACCGAGAAAGAGCAATTAATTACAGAACTTAGAGAAGATTTAGATGTAACAAGTCGCAGTACAACAAGTGAGCAACTTAATCAGGTATCTGATAACTTACAAGAAAACCTAAAGAAAGTACCTAACTATTTATATATTGGATGATTGGCAATGTCGTATGGTAGATATTTTACAAGAAGAGATGTAAGATTAATGAATAGTCTTAATGGTGAATTGCTAAATGATATAATTGAGCAATATGTTATTGTATATAAAATCAATCCAAACGAGACTGAAGCAAATTTATATGGTGAAAGTCTTGATAAAATATATTATGAGGGTGTAAAAATAAATTGCTTGGTAGAAAGTGACCCACGAAGCACGAACTATGAAGGATTTGGTCCTGATGTTAAAAAAGGAACGTTGTTTAGATTTCACCAGAAATTGTGTGAAATAAAAAATATATACCCAGAAGTCTCGGATATTATTGAATGGGAGAACGCACATTTTGAGATAAGCAATGTGGTAGAAAATCAATTTTTAGGTGGCCAACCAGAAAAGAATTATAGTTTAGTGTGCAATGCACATATGAGCAGAAAAAGTAGACTTAACATAACCAACAGAGAAGTGTAATGGACTATGGTAATGTAAACAATCCTTTTATTACATTAAGAAAATTGTCAGGTGACGATTCCGATACATTTACGGCTAAGTTAAATACAAGTCCACCAACACTTACGAACGATAAATATATGTCGAATAAAAAGGTTTCAAAAGATTCCTTATATTCTGATAATCGTTCTGACAAAATGAGAATGGACGATGGTGAAATATCATTTGAAAATTATTCAATTACATTAATGGATATTGACAATATTTTATATGAGTATTTTACTAAAGTAATAAACCCACAGGTCGATGATTCGGGTGGAACTATTGTATCAGTACCTGTAAGACACGCATCACCTGAAAGATGGAGTGCAATTTTGAATGATGGTGTTTATCGTGATAATAAGGGTCAGGTTCAAAAACCAATGATAGTATTTACACGAACAAGTGTATCAAAGGATGATTCATTTGTTTATTTTAATCGTTATTTATCCGTTCCTTTTATTAAAAAATTCGATAAAAAAAATATGTACGATAAGTTTAGTTCTTTGACAAATTCAAATCGTCAATATGAAGTTCATAATATAACTTTTCCTGACCATGTGATATTAAATTACGATTTCACGATGACAACCGAATATGTACAACAAATGAATACTCTTGTTGAACGTATAAATTGGGTAAGCAATGATTATTGGGGTGATCCTTCACGATTTAAATTTAGAGCATCGGTTGATTCTTTTTCTAATAGTGTGGAAGTACCTACTGACGATGACCGAGTTGTAAATACAACATTTTCTTTAACTGTTAATGCTTATTTATTACCTGAAGTTTTTGATAATACAAAAACAACTAAACGAAACTTAACAAACAGAAAGGTCATATTTGGAACGGAAGTAATTTCTGATAAGGCAGTAAATGGATTGGAAAATGTTGGTGATAGAAAGAAGTATGTTTTGAATAGAACAAGTCGTGAATTGTATATTGAAGGAGATCTTGGAGACGAAACTGAGATAAGAATATGGAATGACGAAGAATACTATAATATATTCATTGACCAAAATAAATTTGAGATAGCAATTGATGTAGATGATGATGCTAATGACTTTTTAATATGGAACAGAGATTCGGAGTTTGAATCAAAATTATTTAAAGACGAACATCTACAAATTCAAGTGGGTAATAAAAAAATAGAAATATCTACACACGAACATACTGTTGAAATAATTAAAATAAAA